TCTAAAGGTAAAACATATAGTGGTGTTCGTGTGTTGATTATGCCCAAGCGACTGCTTGGATCCAAGGCAAAAGAAATATGAAATTCAAAGAATTCCTAACAGAGGCCTCAAAAGAAGGCAAGAACGTCCACTTAGAACACATTGAAGAGGAAGTTCTAAATCGTGGTGTAGCTGGCGCAAGAGATGCAATCAACTTTTTGCGATCACTCAGAGACATGCTTGCAGGCAACTCAGATGGTAAGGTAAACATCACCACAAAGTGGGATGGTGCACCTGCTGTATTTGCTGGCACTAATCCAGAGAATGGTAAATTCTTTGTTGCCACAAAGGGTATCTTCAACAAGGATGCAAAGCTAAACTACACCGATGATGATATTGACAGAAATCATCCAGGTGAAGGTCTGAATAAGAAGTTGAAAGTTGCACTAGCATACTTGCCTAAGATTGGTATTGATGGCATCCTGCAAGGTGATATGATGTTTGCTAAAGGTGATATCAAGAAAGCAACCATTGATGGTGTCAAGTATGTGACATTTCAGCCAAACACAATTGTGTATGCAGTTCCTGAAGACTCTGCACTTGCTAAGTCTATGTTGGCTGCACACATGGGTATCGTGTTTCATACAGCATACACAGGAAAAACAATTGCAGATTTGAAGTCTTCATTCAACATTGATATCGGTAGAATGAAAGCAACTAAAGACGTTTGGTTCCGTGATGCATATTTTGTTGATGCATCTGGTACAGTAACATTTACCGAAAAAGAGACTAAAGAAATCACAGCCATACTATCTCAAGCAGGCTCATTATTTCAGAGAACCAATAGCATGACACTGAATCGTATTGCTACTTCTGAAATATTCAATGTGCAGATCAAGACATACAACAACACTAAAGTTCGTTCCGGCGAACACATCAAAGATACAACGGAACATGCAAAAGGACTGTTGAAATGGATTGAAGACAAGCTCAATAAAGAGATCATTGCCGCTAAGAGAGAAGACACAAAGCTGAAGCGCCAGGCTGAAAAGAATGAGATCATGCGATTCTACAGAAGCAACTTTGCCGAGCTTGTGAAGATTTTTGATATCATGAACATGATCGTTGATTCAAAGAACATAATCATCAAGAAATTACAACAGATGCGTCAAGTCACCGGTGCATTCTTGCGTACTGATACTGGATTCAAAGTTACAAATCCTGAAGGCTTTGTTGCTGTTGATAGACTGAAAGGTAATGCAGTCAAGCTAGTTGACAGACTTGAATTCAGCCATGCCAACTTCACCGCCCAGAAAGCGTGGGACAAATGAAAAAGTTTGATCTGACCAAAATCATGGAAGAATATGGTGATGAAGACTTTGGATTCAGTGCCCAAGAAGATGAAGACTTCACCGCTGTTATTGCTGAGAAAGATGAAACCGTAGAACAATACAAGAAAAGAATGAAAGACTTGGAAAAGTTGATCATTCCTTTCCTGACAAAATTATTGAAGACTGCGGATCAGCCTGTCATCAAATGGCCGAATCGTGGTCCAATGATAGAAGCACAAATACAAAAAATACTAACATTGACGCGAGGCGAGTAATGCAGTCATTCAAAGAACTTGTCAAAGAAGCCGCTTATGCTGGTAACATCGGCATCATGGAGCTTATCAAATTCAAGCAAAAAGCTACACCAGATCAGAAGAAGAAATTTGATGATCATGTGAAGAACAAGCGAACAAAAGATGCTTGGGATATGGTCCAGAAAGTCACTGGAGTTCAACTACATAAGAGTGTGCATGAAGAAAAGAAGTCTCCTAATCCAGACATTCTGCCACCAGCTGGCGCTGGGCAAGAGGGCACAGACTTGCTAGTCAAGCGATACAAACGAGATACGCCAGGTCAGTAACTAACTCAATTATATTATGAACCCATTGATCACAGTCATTACACCAACAACAGGTTCTGCACAACTAGCTGATGCAGTTCGCTCTGTTGACAATCAAACATACAAAAACATCCAGCATCTAATCGTTGTTGATGGAGTTGAGCATTATGAGAATGCAATAGATTCCATCGTTGGATCGCGATATGCTAGTATACTTACATTACCATACAACACAGGTCACAGTCAATACAATGGTCATCGTATCTATGGTGCAATGACTTTCATCGCTGAAGGCGAATATCTGTGCTTTCTAGACCAAGACAACTGGTATGATGAAAATCACATTGAATCGCTAGTCAATCAACTTGCGCGTGGTAATGATTGGGCATACTCATTACGCAAGATTGTTGATCAAGATGGTAATTACATTTGCAACGATGATTGTGAGTCCTTAGGTAAATGGAAGTCTGTCATTGGTGACAATTTCGTTGATGTGAACTGCTTCATGATACCTAAGATGCTGGCATTAGCATTTGCTCCGTATTGGTATCGTAGAGCTAGACATCCTGATGATCAGCCTGAAGTTGATAGAATTCTTTCGGCATTTATGATGGCCAAGGCGAAAACATTTGACACGAATGGTCAATATAGTGTAAACTACAGAGTAGCCAGCCGCGAAGACTCTGTACAAGACTCATTCTTCATTCGTGGTAATGATATGATGCAACAAGAATTGAAAGGAAATTATCCATGGCGAAAGATTTAATCATTGGTGCTTTTAGCAACTACAGCGACTTCAACGTTGTCAAACCTTGGATTAATTCAATCAAAGAAACTGACTTTGATGGTGATGTTGTATTGATTGCGATTGATGCACCAAAGAGTATTGTGCTAGAGATTGAAGATGCTGGTGTGACTGTCATTGAACATCCTAAGCAAGGTAACATGATGATTCACATGATGCGATTCCTGTACATCTATGATTTCCTGAAAAAGTATGGTAACAAATATCGTTATGTTATTACCACAGATGTTCGTGATGTTATATTTCAGAGCAATCCTAGTCTATACATGCAAAAACTGTATGGTAGCAGAGACAAAGGAATTATTGCACAGTCTGAAGCCATTCTGATTCGCCATGAGCAATGGAATCGCGATAACATCATCAAGAACTTCGGCCAATACTTCTATGAAGATATCAAAGACCATGAAGTCTTCAACGTAGGCATTCTTGCTGGCACAACAGAATACATCAAAGACTTGTGTTTTGCGCTATTTCAAATGTCTGGTAATCGTGCGGATTGGGTTGCTGATCAAGCTGCATACAACATGCTACTGAGTTTTAAGCCATGGAATACTGTAACAACATATCTTCCGCTGATGGATGGTTGGGCAGTCAATGCACATGTGACCAATAAACCAGACCAGATGGAACAGTTTGGACCACACTTGCTAGAAGAACGACCATACATGGAAGATGGTGTGGTGAAGACTGCTGAAGGTAAACCTTTCGTTATTGTCCACCAATATGACAGAGTTCCCGAATGGGTCAAATATTACTATGATAAGTATGATGTGAAGATTACAACTGAAACTGATACTGGGTCATCACCTAAGTATTTTACTATTACTACATGAGAGAAAATTATGAGCGAATATCTTGTATTGAATACTAATCCTGCGGATGAGTGGATTTGTTCTGGTAAAGGACTACTGCTTCTTTTGCAAGACAAAGGACCACAAGTCGGCTTAGAGATTGGCTGTGCTGAAGGTCACACAACACACTACTTACTGAAAAATTTACCTGAGTTGGTGTTACATGGCATTGATCCATATGTAAACTATCAGGATTGGAATGGTAGATTCCTAACAGATCGTGTTGACATGCATAAACAAATTTTAGACTACTGTGCCGAGTTCGGTGACAGATTCATCATGCATCGCGATTTCTCAGATAACATGGTCAATCATTTTGAAGATAATTCACTAGATTTTATATTCATTGATGGAATACACACATACGAACAAGTCACAATTGACTGTGAAAATTATTTCAGTAAAGTAAAATCTGGTGGTGTATTCGCTGGTCATGACTACAATGTGATTGAAGGTGTGAATCGTGCAGTCAATGAATTTGCAGCAAAGCATGGCGCCGAAGTTCAAACTTGCCCTAACGATGTTTGGTACTGGATCAAGAAATGAGCGAAACTGTCACCATTGTCACCGCGTTCTTTGATATTGGTCGATCAAACTGGGAAGGCTCACTGAATGGTCAGCCACTGCCACACTATCTCAAGCGTGACACACAAACATATCTGGATAGATTCAAGCGACTAACAGAGCTAAAGAATCCTATCGTTGTCTTCACTGAAAGTAAATTCATTGATACAATCAAGAGCTTTCGTGATGATATCATTTGTGTGCCTTCTGATAATATCTTTGAAGACAACAAACAACTACTGGAACGCATAGCACATATTCAAAGACGACCTGAGTTCATTGCACATCTGAATCAGCCAACAATGCCTGAGTATTGGTCGCCACATTATGTGTTCATAAATTACGCCAAGTCTCTGTTTGTAAACACTGCAATCAAGATGGGTTATGTGCCAACAGGCACTGCTGCTTGGCTAGACTTTGGCTATGTTCGTGAAGATACATTCTGTCCTGCTGGCATGGAATGGAAATTCAACACACAGAATTTGATCAACCTATTCTGTTTCTCTAATCCAGACGAAGCTGAACCCATATTCAATATTGTCAAAACAAACAATGTGTATGTCCAGGGTTGCCATATTGTTGCACCGGTTGACAAGTGGGAGAGAATGGCTAAACTGATGACAAACGCACTGATGAGTTACATGAGCGTTGATTTGATTGATGATGATCAGTCCATGCTGCTAATGTCATACAGATTGTCGCCGCACGACTTCAAGATCAACTATGTCAATCCAGGCTATTGGTTTGTCATATTCAAAGATTTCAATCACACATGAACGTATTCATCGTAACTTCCGCTTTACTGACGACAGGCGGTGCCTTCAATTCTATGGAAAGATTTGATGATACTATAAAGACACTCAAGTCTATTCGTGAGAAAGATCCAACCGCTGATATTTTTCTCGCTGATATCTCGGCTGCGCCACTTGGTGGAATGGCAGATGAATTACAGGAATACTGTAAGATCGTGAGTTTCAATGATCATCGGGCAGTCAAAATGTTTTCATCACATGGATTGAAGAGTCATGGTGAAGTCGTTATTATGATGGAAATGCTGAATTTTCTTTTCAGAAATGGTTTGAAATATGATAGAATTTTCAAGCTATCTGGCAGATATGTCCTTGATGATGGCTTTAACATAGCATTTTATAATGACAAGCAAGGACAATATATTTTCAAACGAAGAAATGCCACATGGATGAATCCTATCGTTATGGGTGCAACCCACTGCATTGATACTAGGTTATATTCTCTCTGTGGCAGTCTTGCTGATGAGTATTTCGGTGTTCTTCATGCTGTATTTGATTGCCTTAGCTTAATGGACACCGAACATGCTCATTTCTTGAGCATTCCTAAGAACAAGTTGATTGAGGTTGATCGTGTGTATTGCACTGGAAGAATCGCCAGAACTGGAGAACTGATCCACGATTGACATTTGTTTTTACTAAATAGACTATAATGAAACTTGCTGTAGAGGCGGAGTAAATGAAATTTAGAGAATATTTAGAAGAAACAACAGAAAAACATGCCGTCCTTGCGTTTGGGCGCATGAATCCACCGACAACCGGTCATGCAAAACTGGTTGATAAAGTCAAAGATGTTGCTAAATCTGTGAAGGGAACACACCACGTTGTTCTATCTCATTCACAGGACGCTGAGAAGAATCCACTCTCAGGTGAGCAAAAAGTCAAACACGCACAACGATATTTTCCTGACACGAATATCACAACCTCCAGTAAAGAACATCCAAACTTTCTAGCTCAAGCATCAAAGCTACACAAAGCTGGCGCTACACACTTGCACATGGTTGCAGGTTCTGATAGAACTGGTGAGTATGAAAAGATTTTGCACAAATACAATGGCGTAAAAGGTACGCATGGATACTTCAAGTTCCGTGGTATCCATGTACACTCCGCAGGCGAACGCGATCCTGATGCTGAGGGTGTATCCGGAATGTCTGCATCCAAGATGCGCAGTCATGCATCAAAAGGCAACTTCAAAGAATTCAAGAAAGGCATTCCAAGTCACGTAGCGCCAGAACACGCTAAAGAATTGTATAGCGATGTGCGTAAGGGAATGCAAGTCAAAGAAGACTTCCGATCACAAATTCAGATGATTCTATCTGAGGGTGTCCACGATAAAGGCATCTTCAAGGCTGTGTTTTTATCTGGTGGTCCAGGCTCAGGCAAAGACTATGTGTTGGATAACACACTCGCTGGTCATGGTTTGATTGAAATCAACTCAGACAAAGCACTTGAGTTCCTGATGGATAAGAACAATCTGGACAAGAAAATGCCAGAGACTGAAGCTGACGCACGAACCCTTGTTCGCGGTAAAGCAAAAGACATGACAGAGTTAAAGCAAAAGCTGGCGCTGTTAGGTCGTAACGGTATCATTATCAATGGCACAGGTGATGATCCTGCAAAGTATGCTAAGATAAAGAAGAACCTAGAAGAGATTGGCTACGAAACTTCTATGGTCGCAGTTGTCACCCAAGATGAAGTTTCTGCACAGAGAAACGTTGAACGTGGGCAAAGAGGTGGTCGTACAGTTCCCGAGAACATTCGTAAAGAAAAGTGGGACGCAGTACACAATTCACGCCCAGATATGGCTAAGTTGTTTGGCAACAGCTACGTTGAATTTGATAACTCTGAAGACTTGCGCACCGCAGCACCAGAAGTTGTCAAAGCCAAAAAAGAAGAAATGGATAAAGTCTTCAAGACTGTTCAAAAGTTTGTGCAAGCACCACCTAAGAACGAACAAGCTAAAGCATGGGTTGCCGGTGAACTACAGAAGAAAGACACACTGCCTATTCCTAAGAAAGGCACAGAACAGTCTCTTCCACACTCCGCTGAGGATGAAAACAAAGCAACCGATGAAGCTAGGCGCCTTGGTCTACAATACTACGGCTATGGCAGATACGGCAAGAATGGTAAAGTCACGCATCACTCAGTTCATGGAACTTTGGTGCAGGATCCAACACACACTGAACAGCAAAAGATGATCAAGAAGACTGCTGAAGTTCCTATGAGTGGAGCTAGTAGCCAGAAGCCCACGCGCAAGAAACCAGTCAAAGAGTCTATCAATGAAGATTTTGAACTACTATTCTGTGAGAATATTAGTGGTGAAAGAATAGTTGTTAAAGACGGAGCTACATATATTGCATCAGGTAACAAGCCTAAAGTATATGCAATACGAAACAATGCTGCTAAAGACGCACACACCAAAGGCGGTGAAGTGGTTAAGTCAGACAAAGGTTACATAGTTAAATTAAAGGAGAATGTAAATGTTGAAATTTGTGAAAAGTTTCTTTGTGAAGAGCAAACCACCAGTGGAACCAGAGCCACAACCATTACCGAAGGTAGAAGCACCAGTGGTAGTACCGGAGCCAGTCGTAGTACTGGAGCCAGTGGTAGTACCGAAGCCACAACCATTACCGAAGGTAGAAGCACCAGTGGCAGTACCGGAGCCGAAGCCAGCACCAAAAACATCCAAGAAGCCAGCCGCTATAAAGGCAAGCTCACCCTCTCGCAAGCCAAAAGTTCATTCAAAGAAGCCATCGACAAAGGCGTAGAAACTGGTATGTCTATGGCGGCTGGTGGTGAAGGCATTGGGCGCGACATGGGCGAAATCAATGACAAGAGTGGTAAAGTGAATCCTCTGAAGAAGAAGCCAGTTGCTGAAATGGGTGGAGATTCAACCACAGCTTCAATTGGCGCACAAAAACAAGATGAACTCAGTAAACGGGGCATATCACTTAGCACGTTCAGAGGAAAGAATTACCTATGAAAAACTATAAAGATTTTGTCAATGAAGCTGGTCGCTGCTGGAAAGGCTATAAACCTGTTCCAGGTAAGAAAGCATACTCACCCAATTCTTGTATGAAAGAAGAAACTGTAGTGGAAGCCGCAGTTGACGCTAAAGGACTGAAGAGTTCTACTGGTGGTCTAACTCAAAAAGGTCGTGACTACTACAATAGAAAAGATGGCGGCAATCTAAAAGCACCAGTTACAACACCACCATCAAAATTGACACCAGGCAGTAAAGCTGCTAACCGTCGCAAATCATTCTGCGCTAGAATGGGTGGAGTGGAAGGTCCGATGAAGAAACCGAATGGTGAACCATCTCGTAAAGCTCTTGCTTTGCGAAAGTGGAATTGCTAAATGGCTAACAAAACATTCAAATTAACTGCCGACAAGATGGGCGGTCGCCAAGCATCTGATTATATTGGTAATGAAGGTGAGATTTTTTATGATCCAACAACTACTTCATTAAGAATGTCAGATGGTTCTACTGCTGGTGGACTATCACTTGGTGAAAGTAATCCAGTATTTGGTTGCTTTCACAAAGTAGCAGATGTAGTAGCAACGGAAGCCAACGCAGCATTTTCATTTGACTGGTTTAATAATACAACAGCCCATGTCAATACGCAGGGTGTCACTGTAACATCAGGTCAGCCCACTCAAGTGACTTTCAGTTCTGCAGGCAATTATTTGATAACAGTGGAAATGCTGGTTAAAACTACTGGCAACGCACCACGTGATGTGTTTTTGTGGTTGGCAAAAAACAATAATAACGTAGCAGAATCTGCGGTCAAAATAGAAGTTAGACAAGGTAGTGTAGAAACTCCAGTGTATGAATACATCAGTAAGCAATGGTTAGTGGACGGTATCGCTGCGGACGATTATCTGGAATTGAAATTTGCTGTTAGTAGAATCGACCTTATGAAATTAGAATATACAGCAGCGCAAACTACTCCATATGCAAGACCTGCATTACCAAGTGCAATATTAACTATTGCGAAAATTTAAGACAATAAAGGAAAAACATGTTCAATGATAAAATTCTAAAATCAGTGGCCGAAGCAGTGAAAGCTGTTGTGGACGAAGCACTGAAAGGCGATCAACACAAGATCGACAAAAACAAAAACGGCAAAGTTGATGCACACGACTTCAAGTTGTTGCGCAAAGAAGAAGCCAAGAAGCCTGTTAGCCCATTTGACTGGAAGAATACTCCACGCCAAACTGCTGAGAAGGGTGAGAAGACTGGTCATACAGCCAAGAAAATCTCTACAGGCACTGTGTACACTAAGAAGTATACAAAAGAGGAAGCATCTCAAGAAGAGTTCAACAAAGAAATCAAGATTGCACAAGACAAGTCTATTGGCAAGAGCAAAGCTCAAGTTGCAAAGCCTGCTGTGCAAGCTGTTCAGAACGAACAAGTTGAGCAACTAGATGAACTGTCTAAAAAGACTCTTGGTTCATATGTAAAAAAAGCAGCTTTTGATTTGGGCCAGAAAGGTATTAGTGCTGGTCAGTATGCTGCTAAGAAAAAGTGGTCTCCCATCACAAAAAATATGAATAAGAGAACGGATTCTATTGTCAAGGCCACAGACAGACTGACCAAAGAAGAAGTTGAGCAACTAGATGAACTGAAAAAGTCTACACTAGCATCTTATGTCAAGAAAGCATCTCATGATGTTGCACACAAGGGTGCATTGACTCGCCAATTCGCTAATGATTCTGCTGCTGCTAAGAAAGATTCAAATTATTGGGATGCAAAGAAAGCTGACGACAAATCCAACAAGATGTTTGCTAAGTCTTGGAAGCGCCGCGAAAACATGGGCAAAGCTGTTGATCGTCTAGCTAAGGAAGAAGTTGAGCAAGTCGCGGAGGCAAAATTCGATCCAATGAAGCATATTGACAAGAAAAATCAAACTCCTGCAATCAAGACTGCCGCCAAAGATGTTAAGCGTTCAAGCTATGCTGACCGTGCCGCATTGATGAAAGCTGGTGGTGTTAAAGATGACCGTGGTCCACGTGGTGTCACACAGGAAGAAGTTGAGCACATTGAAGAGCGTTCACTGTCCACTAGCGAAAAGGCTGCAATGGAAAAGAATGTCAAAGGCATGAAGAAGAACATTGCTGGTTTCAAAGAGCGTTATGGCAAAGATGCTAAGTCTGTGATGTATGCGGCAGCCACAAAGCAAGCTAAGGGAGAGTAATATGAGAAGTTTCAAGCAGATCGCAAGTCTTGTCCGCGGTGAGGACGTTTTGGAAGAGGGTAAAAAGTCTCTTGGAACAGGATGGATGTTGAAGGCTGATCCAAAGTTAGGAAAAGCTGTCAAAGATAAGATAGACCTTGCTAAAAAACGTCAAGCAACTTATGGTGATAAATCTGCCGGCAAATCCGTCAAAGAAGAAACCATTGAAGAAGCTGGTCTGTGGGACAACATTCATGCCAAGCGTGAAAGAATCAAGAGCGGCTCAGGTGAACGTATGCGTAAGCCTGGCTCAGAGGGTGCACCATCCGAAAAAGATTTGAAAAACTCACAGACTAATGAGGAAGTTGAACTGACTGAAGCTGATGGTAAAGACTATCACTCGGTGCATGTCAATGGTCGTCACTGGAAGACATTTGATACTAAGTCTCATGCAGAGAATGTTGCAAAGAAAGTCAAAGGCGCCACAGTACACAAGTATGATGCTGAGAGACTACAACAGAACTATGGTGCAAAAGCTGCTGCTAGAAATGCAGCACGTGGTAAGCAGTGGGATGAATCTGTTGAAGTTGAACAACTGGATGAAATGCCTGGTGCTAACATGGACACCCGTGCTGTACATCAACACCTGAAGAAGCGTGGTTGGAAACTTTCACGCACATCTGGCAGCCATGATGTATACACACATCCAGAAGCAAAGCATCACATTCCAGTTCCACGCCATCGTCAATTGAAGGCACCATTGGTTAAAGGTATTTTGAAACAAGCTGAAATCAATGAGCAAGCTGAATCGGATACCACCGAAAAGACTGAGATGGCTCAAACGCAACTGCATTTCATCAAGTATGCTGCTGAAGAAATTCTTGAGTTCATTGAGATGGGTGGTGAAATTGAAGAGTGGTATCAGAACAAACTATCTAAAGTTCAAAGTGATGTTGAATCTCTACACTCATACATTGAAGGTGAGTCTCGCCGTACAGGGATGAAGGAAGAAGTTGTGACGGAAGGCGCTGCTCCTTCTAAAGAGCAAATAGTATCAGTCAAACACAAAACAAGCGGCAAAGAACTACGTGTTACTAAACAATCAGTAGAAAAATACAAAGCAATGGGTTATCATCCTGTGAAGGAAGAAGTTGGAGTGGATGAGGCTGTTACATATGGTGCAGTAACACCCACAATGAAAGCTAAATCTAAACAGGTATTCAATGCAGGCGTAAAGCATGGTAAAGAAGGTGCCGAAAAAGATAAAAAACACATGAGTAGTTTATTGTTCAAAAAAACATATCTCAATGGATATAAGCAAGGGATGAAGGAAGAAGTTGATCCTGCACATAAAAGAATTCTAGACAAAGCGAAGACCAGCACACCTAAATCACCTAAAGGCGAATATGATCGCAAGGTTGAAAAGTATCTCAAGAAGAAGCATGATATGAAAGAAGAAGTTGAGCAGATTGGTGAGTTGTCTAAGAAAACTCTTGGCTCTTATGTCAATAAAGCAATGGACAGCGCAAGAGAATTGCCGGGTGCTGGCACGAACGCTGAAGCGAGTAAGAAGACAAAACGATACGCTGCTGTTTCTGCTGCTGCATATCGCACACAAGGTCTTGCGCCAAGAAAAGGTACTGATATGTTTAAGAAGTACAAAGCTGAGAGTGTTGTGGCGGAGGATAATCTTTCTGAATTGAACAAAGACACAGTTTATTCTTACGCTAAAAAAGCGGATAAAGACCAAGATAAACAATCTACCATCACTGGCAAAGCCTATCTAGACAATGATCCAAAAACTGCAAACAAA